AAAGTTACCACCAGACTGTAACGGTGATAAAGAACCTTCAGCTGCTACTGGTATGACTGCTCCAGACTTAATGTTGACTGTCCAAGGATTAAGAACACCATCATCCACAGCTGTATAAACACCCACAATCTCTTTCTCAGCGTTTTTGAGTACAAACTTAACAACTTCATTAGCTGTTTTAATATCAGGCAGTGCTGTCATGATAGGGCCACGACCATATCTTTCACCAGCTACCTTAGACCAACGAAACACAATCCAAGGTGATACTTCAAAATAATCTTCAAAGATAACGTGTTTAGTGTTCTCTTCAATAATGACATACTCGTATAGCTTTTTATCTGGATTGTAAACAGTAGCTTCAATGATTGGCACTAACTCATCTGGCTTAGTCTGCATCATTTCCATAACTGCTGTTGAGCATTTACCTTTCTTCCAAACTTGTTTAATGTTACGAGCTGGATGCGAATGTAACCTAAAAACAGTTTCAATTGTTCCATGAGGTCCATCCTCTACTAACAACTCTTTCAATGGCACAGCTGTAAACTTGAGTAAGTCATCACCCTCACCTTCATCTAACAATAAAGCTCCAGTTCCTACAGCTAAGTCGAGAAATGATTCATGTACCTCAGTTGCTAGGTTTGATTGATTAATATAACTAAACAAAGTATCAGTGACTTGTTCAAGCTGCTTATCTATTTTGCCAGCGAACTCATCTGGAATACCTGTACCAGCAGATAACTTAGCCCATTTTTTAAATGGTGGAACAAGAGTTGACTGTAATCTTGATGCGAAACGCTGTGTTCCTATCAATGCTGTTGAGTCATATATCTTTGTATTCTTTTTAGAACCCTCAGTGTAATGGTCAAACACCTCTCTTTGAGGAAGTGCGTACTCATAACACTCTTTCCAATGCGATTCCCATGATGAGCGATGTTGTTTAGCTACTTCATATCGTTTCATTAAAGTAGCCACACCCTCTGGGCTTTTTTTATATGTTGGCATAATTTATCCTAATGTGTCTTCAAGTCCTTTTTCAGTATTACCTTTAGCAATTAGAAGTGTTCTACCTCTTCTTCTACGTTTACCAGCTACAGTTTGGTCTTTTTCAACTTCTTCTTCATACCTCAAAGTTCTATCTCTGTTAGCATCAGCTTTAACTTCAGCTTCAGATTTCTTTGGCTTTTCTGGTGGTGGTGCTGACTTTTTTTTGGTAAAGCCAAATGTTAATTTTTCCTCTAACCATTCTAGGTTGTATCGAGGTAATATATATTTCATGTATTTCTCCTTTGTATATAGTTGTGTAATTGCTTGGGTGTTACAACCCAACCAGCTTTTATGCCTAAGAGCTGCTTACATACTGTTACGCATGTCAAGATTCCCCTAGGTATAAACTTATCTTTAATTGTTTTCTTGTATCTAACTACTGTCCATCCAGCTTGTTTAAATATGTGTGGAACATCGTCTTCACTTGTATAAGGAAGAATTGTTATTTCTAAACATTGCCCTAATGGGTCAACCAAAAACCAATTAAACCCATCCCATTTAAAAGCACAACAATGTCTAAAACCTTTTTGGGTAAATACATCCCAGAAGTGTCTGTTGTCTGAATCACCAAAGGCTATGTAATAATCTACTTTCATATCCAAAAGCTAAGTGGATAAAACGCATCTAACCAAAAGCATATCCAAACAGTTGCTAAAGTATTGGCAGATATTAATAGTGCTGTTATGTATCTCATGCTGTTAACCAACTTATGTTTGCTTGTGGCTGCCCTACTCTTTGTTGTTTGCTTCTGTCTCTAAAGGCAATTGCAAAGTATCTGAAGGCATCTGCGTAGTGACTTGACCAATCGTGGAGTGGGTGTGGTTTGTATATACCCTTCTTCTCATCGAACTCTTTCCTATACCTTCTAAGTGCTTGTAAGCCATCCTTTGTATTTGTTTTTTCAAAGTAACATTTGGGTAGTATGGCCCTCGCTGCATGTATTCCATCCTCTATTGTCAACTTTCGCACAACTCTAAAGTGTATGCCTAACTTACGAGCTGTCTCTAGTCTGGACTTGCCAGTGCCTAACTCTCTGACTTGTATATCATGTGGTGCGTAATGCTCACCAAAGACTGATTGATGCTTAGCTCGCCAATCATGAAGCCAGTTAATGTAAAACTGTAAGCCTTCACCTTGATTCTCATAGCAATCAACTACACGTATTTCCATACCAATCTGTTGTACTAGCCAAATACAAGTAGAATCGCTGACTCCTAAATCCCAATATGTATCTACAGGAATGTTAGGCTCAACTTTAAAGTCTATAATCTGGTCATTAGGGATAAACTTAGCATAGTAAGCACCATCACGATTAGATAGCACCTCACCTTCCCAGACGTGATTGTATAAATCTTCATTTTTAGCTTTAAGATAAAGCCTTTCTTTCTCTAACTCTTCTGGAAACCATGGGTTTTGGTTGTAGTTGACCTTCTTGACATATGCTTTTGGTGGAGGATTAACCACAAAGCGTTGGTATGTGTCATCCATTTCATCGTTAGGGTTAAAGCTCACCCATATCTCAGAGCCTTTCTTTCTAACAGTAGGTATTAATGTCTCCCATGATGTGTAAGACACAGACTCTGCTTCCTCAACCCAGCAAATGTCTAATCCTTCATAAGACTTAACTTTAGTAATATTGTTGCTTAAACCTAAGAATAAGAAGCGTGAGCCATTCTTTCCTATGATTTGTGACTTCTGTACGTCAAAGAAGTCTGTTAGCTTTAATCGTTGTATTGTGTCACTTAACAATTGTAAAACTGAATCAGATATAGAACGCTGTATCTCTCTAGCACACAGTATTCTGGTTGGTTCTTTAAATGCTCTAAGCACTAACAGCTGTGCTATCGAAAAAGACTTACCACTACCTCTACCTCCATAGACCACTTTATAGCGATTTGGCTCAAGGAATGGTGTGAACTCTTTAGTGAGCTTTAAATCAATCTTCATGAATATCTTTTTCTATGTGTACGAAGCACATGGTCGTACATTTCAGGAACTTTTAACATAAGTGTTCGTCTAATAAGCCTATGGCCTCTAGCTAATCTTCGTCTTACTGTTTCTATTGAAATACCTTTTTTATTTCCTACTTTTTTTAAAGTTCCATTAGGGCTGTAATACAAACAGAAAATCTCTAGCTCATCTTCAGGCAAAGAATCAATCAACATATTAAAATCAACTTTGTCTATATCAATGTTCATCCTCATCCTCTAACGCTTCAACAACTGTAATGACCACGTTGTTATCTTGCTGGCCCTGTAAGTTCACATCTTTAATATCAGCGTAACCTCTATCCCGTAAAACCATAGGAGCAAACTTGTTAAGCACTACTGGATTTCTATCTTCAAAAACTTGCTTATTAATCTCATCTTCCCATCTATCTTTCAGTGCTTCTTTAGCTTGTTCAACTGCTTCTCTGAATGTGTCAGTTTCTTTTGACCACGCATAGAATGTTTGCCTAGATATATCAACAGCTTTACAAGCCTTGCTCACATTACAATAGCTATTTACGTAAGCATTAATAAACTTAATCTGATTGTCTTTTAATCCATCCCCAATAAGGATAGGCATTTGGTTATCCATTAGTGTTTCGTATGTAACTCATGTTCTTTGGGTTTATCTATAATCAAATCCATTTCTTCTTTCATTTCAACAATGCCTAAATGTGCATCGTTCATAGAAATATTAAATTCATCAGCAATAACAATTAAAGCTGTGAAATAAAAATCTGTAGCTTCATCATCATCAAAATTCTGAATTGTGTCATCGATATTACTCACCAGTTTTAGGCTCTAATGCGTTTTCTTTTTGCCACTCTTGAAAGTTACCTAATTCACGAATAATCAATTCAAAATTGTTCTTACCCATTTCATCTTTGCAAATGTAACGACCACCTTCTGCTAACTTTTTAACTCTATGAATCTTATTCATTAGCTTTTCCATTTCAGCTATCAATATGTATCTCCTCTTCTAAAGGCAATCTAACTCCGTATTCAGCAGCATGAACTTCAATTTGTTCCAAGAAACTTTGAAACTGTCCAACTGTCAAACTCTTGGCCCTTGTATGTTTTTTTATTGTTGACCCATCTAATTTACTAACAAAAGATGTTTCCCCTAAAATTGACTGTTGTAATTCTTCAGCCATATCATTTTTGTTGTAGCCATGAAACTCACCTAGCACTGTCATCCAAACCCAAAATAGTTTGTTTTGACGTTGTGACCTTGTAAGGCTGTCTTCAGTAATCTCAAGAACAGCCTTTGTGTTATTACTTACGTTGAAATGAGACGCAATCATAGCTTCTGCCATTCGCAAAGCCCTTTCTTGACCATCTTTATCAACATATACTTTCATGACAAAATAGATTTCTTTTTAGCTGTCTTAGCTGATTGTTTGAATGCGTTGTTTTTAGGCGCACCAGCTGCACCTTTCTTACGCATTTTTTCACCAGAGCCAGCTGCTATTCTTTTCCTTTTAGCATGGATGTTTGCATATAAACCGTTTGCCATTAACCTAGCCCTACAGCATTAGCAATAACACCAACAACTACAAACGCTATCACGATTGCTAACTTTGGATTAGCTTTTGCCCACGCTTTTGCTTTTTCAAAATATTCCATTTTTAACTCCTTTTATTTTTTTTTCTTTTTGTTTTTGACAGGTGGTCTGCCTCTAGTTTTTCCGTATGTACCTTTTCCTTGTGGCATTTCTCTCTCCTTTGTTAAAAATCAATAATGTTATCGGCATACAACTTTCGTATAGTCCTAATAACTCCTTCGTTAAATTTATCATTTAACCATTGTGGGTCAAAGTCATGAGACACTGCTCCATCTAAATGCTGATGGCATTGAAAACAACAATGAGCTGCTAACAAATCGCCAGACTTTTGAGCTATTCCAAATGATGGCAAGTGGGCCAGCACAGTAGTTTTGTTCTCACCACCAGATATGCAAACAGGTAACATCACTTGACAAGGTTGCCCTTTTGCATATTTACGTAACTTAGACATTCTGCTTTGCCTGTAAATACTTAACTATTTCATCAGACTTCTCTGTTCTTAACCTAGCACAGCGTCTCATCATCATTAACAGCTTAGGTATCTTTGGTGGAAACTCACTACCCTCATCAGAAATCTTATCAAGAGCTTCTGTCCAAGACAGGACCACCATGTCATCATGTCTAGCTAACTGTGAAGCTAAGAATTGCCAAAGCTCAGCCTTGTCTTGAGACTTTGGAGTAGCCCAGCCATACTCCATTTCTAAACGTGTATAAATCTGAGAAGCTATATCAATGTAATCTAATTTCTCATCCATTAACTTGCTCCAGTTTTTTAAGAGACCTTTGTAAAGCTAAATCATCAAGGTTCGCTGTTTGTGCCTGTATAACCTTTCCTCTCATCTGAGCATGAGTTTGTGGTTTAGTGCTAAAAGATGACAACCACCCTTTGCGAACATAAT